TCATAATATCACAGCCAGAGAGACCACCTATAGCCCCTATGGGAGAGAAATAAGTAAGTATATATATATGTGTAAACATATAATATCTATAGAAAAGCCTTACAGGCCAATGGGTTACAAGTTATCGCGTCTGTGTATCTTGGTGCGTAATGTGCAAACATCATGGAGGGGCAAATGAGCCAGACCATCTATATCACCGGCGACACAAAACCGGACGCATTCTACCGCGCGCTGGCCGAGGCGCAGAAGGGCGACCGCATCGTCTACCATGTCGGGCATACCTGCGGCGGCATCCATCGCCACGCGGCTGCACGCGCCGAGACCGACAAGCTGGCCCTCCTCTTCTGCAAGCGGGCCTACGGATCAACCTTTGCATATTTGGCGGTAAAGAGATGACAATCATCAAAGAAGAACGCATCGGCGGGCAACGCCTGATTTTGGGCGATTGCCTGAAGGTCATGCCGCTCTTAGGCAAGGTGGATGCTGTGGTGACTGATCCGCCTTATGGGATTGGGGAAGATGGCGGTCGGTTTCGAGGCCGCATAGGCGGAGGCCATCGTGTTTTGCCGCGTAAGGGATGGGACAGCGCCCGGCCAGATGCGTCTGCATTTTCAGCCATGCTTTCCGCGGCGGATGAACAAGTCATATGGGGCGGGAATTACTTTGCAGATTTGTTGCCACCATCTAAAGGCTGGCTTTATTGGGACAAGCTGATGGGCGGTGATTTTGCTGACGGTGAGTTGGCGTGGACCAGCTTAGACCGCGCGCTGCGAAAGTTTACGATTTGCAACAAAATGGGCGGCAAAGAACACCCCACCCAAAAGCCCGTCGCCCTCATGGAATGGTGCTTAGGCTTCCTGCCCAACGCCCAAACCATCCTCGACCCTTTCATGGGCAGCGGCACCACCTTAGTCGCTTGCCAGCGCCTTGGCCGCAACGGCACAGGCATCGAACTTGACCCGGATTACTTCGCCATTGCCTGCAAGCGTGTGGACGAGGCAACAAGACAACCCGACCTGTTCGTCGCAGCGCCACCAACAAAGCCCGTGCAAGGGGGGTTCGACCTATGACCAGCCCGCATCATCCCAATGGCTCACAGCCCCGCCCTCTCGGAAAATACACCAGCGTGTCCGATGCAGCACGCAAGCTCGGAGTGACCCGGCAAGAAGCCAAGCGCATCCTTGATCCATCACGCTTTCATTCCGAGACGCAAAGGCGTATAATGCGCGACAGACAATCTGCACCGTGAAGCGACAGAGCGAGGATAACATGCCAGCCGGACGGCCTACGAAATACAAGCCAGAAATGTGTGAGGTCGTCGTAAAGAGCGGAGCCGAAGGCAAAACTCTTGTCGGAATGGCTAATGATCTAGATATTCAGCGCGAAACGCTCAACGAATGGATGAAAGCGCATCCTGAATTTTCCGACGCCGTAAAAGAAGGTTTGCAAAAATCGCAGGCTTGGTGGGAAGATCAGGGCCGCATCGCAACATTTGGCGGAACCAAAAACTTCAACCCGACCAGCTACATTTTCAACATGAAAAACCGCTTCCCAAGCGATTGGCGCGAAAAGCAGGACGTTGACCTGACATCCTCAGACGGCTCCATGACGCCGCAGGTGATCGAACGCATCATCGTCCAGCCAAAAGACGCGGATGCCTAAGAACCGCCTGCAAATCAGAACGGCAGCGGCCTTTGCGCCGCTCCTAAACCCATCCCGATACAAAGGCGCATGGGGTGGCCGTGGCTCAGGCAAATCACGCTTCTTCGCAGGTCTTCTAGCCGAAGAACACCTGATGTTCCCCGGCCATCGCAGCGTCTGCATCCGTGAAGTGCAAAAGTCCCTCAAGCAGTCAGCAAAGAAGCTGATCGAAGATACCCTGCAATCCTACAACCTCGGCGAGGCCCAAGGCTTCAAGGTGTTCCGCGAGGTGATCGAAACGCCCGGCGATGGCCTAATCATCTTCCAAGGGATGCAGGATCACACCGCAGACAGCGTGAAATCGCTGGAAGGCTTCGACCGGGCTTGGGTTGAAGAAGCCCAATCCCTCTCCGACCGATCCCTCTCACTCCTGCGCCCAACAATCCGCGCAGAGAAGTCTGAGCTTTGGTTTAGCTGGAACCCATCGCGCCCGACCGATCCTATCGACCAGCTTCTGCGCGGGCCTGTCACGCCATCAGGATCGGTCGTTGTCCGAGCCAACTGGTCAGACAATCCGTGGTTCCCGTCCGTCCTAGAGCAAGAGCGCCGGGATTGCTTGGAGAACCAATCCGAGAGATACGGCCACATCTGGGAAGGCGAATATGCAACCGTCCTCGAAGGGGCCTATTACGCCAAGCATCTGACCGACGCCCAGCTTGAGCGCCGGATCGGCTTTATCCCGCGCGATCCGCTGATGAAGGTCTACGCCTGCTGGGACATCGGCGGCACGTCATCAAAATCCGACGCCACGGCAATCTGGATCGTGCAATTTATCGGCCCCGAGGTGCGCGTGCTGGACTATTACGAGGCCGTAGGTCAGCCCTTCGAGGCGCACGTCAACTGGCTCCGGGCCAATGACTACGAGGAGGCCGTCTGCGTCCTGCCGCACGACGGGCGCAAGCACGACAGCGTCTATGCCGTTACGCCCATGTCCTATCTGCGCGAGGCTGGCTTCGTGGTTGATCTGGTGAAGAACCAAGGTGCCGGTGCTGCATTGCAGCGTATCGACGCAACGCGCCGCCTGTTCCCGGCAATCCGCTTTAACGAGGAGACAACGCGCGGCGGGCGCGAGGCTCTCGGCTGGTATCACGAAAAGCGGGATGAGGTGCGCGGCATCGGGCTTGGGCCTGAGCATGACTTCTCCAGCCATGCCGCCGATGCCTTTGGCTTGGTGGCTATCTTCAAGGCCGGGATGGCAACGCAGGACGATTGGGGCGCACCTATCAGGCGGAATTTGAAAGGCTTTGCGTGATGTGATAGGGTGGCGGCATCCCGCGCCAGAGGAGGCCACAATGCCACTCAAAAAAGGTTCGTCTGCCAAGACGATTTCTGCTAACATCCGCACGGAAATGAAATCCGGCAAGCCGCAAAAGCAGGCGATTGCCATTGCTCTCAGCAAAGCAGGAAAGGCGAAGAAGAAATGAAAAAGCCAGTGAAGTTCACCCCGTGCAAAGGCTGCCCGAACCCTGCCAAGTGCAAGGCTATGGGCAAGTGCATGATGAAGGGAAAGAAGTAATGAACACCAAGACGTGCTACAAGTGCAAGAGGGAGCAGTCTGTTGTCTTCTTCTTCAAGCACCATCAGACCTCTGATGGTTTGCACTCGTGGTGCAAGTCTTGCTGCAAGGAAGGCAACGAAAAATCTCGAGCCAAGAAATACAGCACGTTCGAGGGTAGGGTGCCGACTTTTCTCGTGTCTTGTCGAACCAACGCGCGGAAAAGGCAAAATGAGTTCAGCCTAACCGCGTCTGATCTTGTTGACATGTGGAACGCTCAGGGTGGAATTTGCTGCTATTCTGGGTTACAAATGGAACTGCAACCCAACAGCTTATTTTCTGTGTCTGTTGAGCGCGTGGACAATTCAATCGGTTACACGGTTGAGAACACAGTTCTTGTGTGCAAGGCCGTGAACAGCATGAAATCGTCGATGACAGGCGAGCAGTTTCTAATGTTTTGCCGCGCCGTGGCAGGCTGGATGCAAGACGAGGAAGGCAATGATGTGAGGTTTATGAAAAATGGCTAAATCAGGACTGTACGCAGCGATCCACGCCAAGAAAGCCCGTATCAAAGCCGGATCAGGCGAAAAGATGCGGAAGCCCGGCACCAAGGGCGCTCCGACTGCGGCTGCATTCAAGGCTTCGGCCAAGACGGCCAAGAAGAAATGAAGACCCCGGCTTGGCAGCGTAAGGAAGGCAAGTCGCCCAGCGGCGGCTTAAACGCTAAAGGCCGCGCGTCTGCCAAGGCCGAGGGAATGAACCTGAAGGCCCCGGTAAAGGCGGGCGACAACCCGCGCCGGGCGTCCTTCTTGGCTCGGATGGGCGGTATGCCCGGCCCCGAGCGTGACGAGGATGGAAAACCCACACGACTTCTGCTATCACTGAACGCATGGGGCGCAAGCAGCAAGGCGGATGCCAAGGCTAAAGCCAAGGCCATTTCGGCCCGCAACGAGGCGAAGAAGAAATGACCATCACGACCTATGCCACGCTCAAGACAGCCGTCGCGGACTT